ATGGTGACCGCGTTTCCGCCCGTTCTGCAACTGCGTCCTGAGTGTTCCAGGGCGCCCCGCTGACAAAACTCATACCCTCGAAGAAGANGAACAAGAANGTNATTTCTGATCAATTTTGGGACGAACCNGAGNCAGGACGNAATGGGGTGGGCAATGGCCGCCCAGAACAANACCTTNGCGTCTTNGCGTCTNGGCGTGAGTCCTTGTTCTTTGTCNCCAAAAACGGTGNGACGGTGCGACGGTGGGGCGGATCCGGCTGCGCTGAGGCTATGGCGGACAGGGGACGGGTGCGGGAGTTCAGATTTCAGATTTCGGATTTCAAGGGTGGCTTCAGAAAGGCTGAGGTGTCGGCCTAGTCAATAATTCTATAGCAGCACTGGACGCCTTCCCGGCCCGTCAAGGGCCCGGGAAGGCGTCTGGCAATCCCAATGGCGGACAGGGGGCGGCAAGGCTAGAAAAAAAGAAAAAAGTGGGATTTGGCAACCAGTGGCATGAATTGACAGTGGTTTGGCAAGAACTGTCAGTGGCGGAGGTGTTCAACGTTGTGAAATAATACGGGGCATGAATTATTCGTTTTTAAGTCTGGATACGATTCAAACCCTGGTGCGGGCCGTGATGAAGATCGGCGGCGGCGTGATGATGGCAAAGGGGGTGGCGGATGAGAGCGCGGTGGAAGCAATCGGGGCCGGGCTGGTGGCCCTGGTGGCCGTGCGTGTGGGGGGTGGCGCATCGAGGGGAAAGGCTGAAGGCTGAAGGCAAAAGGCTGAAGTGGGACGAAGGGAACGAGGGGGAAGTGAAGAGTGGGGGGCTGGGGGAAGTGCAGAGTTCTGAGTGCAGAGTGCAGAACGGGGACCTTAAGGAGTTGAACAGGCTGCTCATTATCGCGGTTTGCGCGGTGGGGTTGACGGGGTGCGCGGGGCCGAATGCGGTGGCGTTCCGGACTGAGAAGTTGCTGACGGATACGTGCTATGGGGCGGTGGTGGTGTGGAACACGTATTACGAACTGGAGGCCGGGAAGGTGAGCGGATCGGAGGCCGAGAAGCTGGAGCGGCGGAACGCGGAGGTATGGAACGCGAGCCGCAGATTTGCGGCGGCAATGATGGTGGCGGACGGGATCCGGGAGAGTGCGGCGACCAATAGCGCGGCGTCGAACCGGACGGCGCTGGAGCTGGCGCTGGAAGTGAGCCGGGAACAATCAAGCAATGTGGTGTGGCTGGTGCGCAGCTACGCGAAGTGAAAGGAACAAGGATGAGTGAGCCAACCGAAGGAACAAATCATGTGGCGGCCGTCATTGGGATTATCGACCAGGGGCTCAGCCTGGCAGGGGCGCTGGTGCCGCAATACCGGGTCTACCTGCTCCTGGGCGCGGCCGTGGCCCGGCAGCTTCCGGAAGTCTACGCGGATATTCTGCGGCTACTCGAAAAGGGAGAGCCGACCACGGCGGAGAAAGTGGAACTCTGGCGCAAGCTGCGAGCGCTGGAACAACCGGAAACGATCAAGGAACAGCGATGAACTGGGGACTCATGGGACAACTGCCCAACGTGCCCGCCGGGGCGCTTGAGACCTGGCTGATGTGCGCCCTGGTGGTGTGCAACATGGTGATCGCGGTGAAGGCGGTGGCGCGGCGGGAGCCGAGCGACCGGGAGTTTGTGACGCGGGACGAGTTCCGGGGGTTCAAAGAAACCATGGAGCGGGAACTGGGTCGGCTAAGAACGCTGAATGAGCAGCACTACCTGGGACTGGTGGAGAAGCTGGCAAAGATCGAAGGCGGGCTGGAGCGACTGGACGAGAGGACCAAATAATGAAGCTGTTTGGATGGAGAATCGAGAGGGCGGAACAGGCCGCCCAGGCGGCGGCACCGGCGACGGTGAAGCGGCAGGTTTCGGGGTTGACCTTTCCGGAAGAGCTGACGTCCGGTGGCCGTCCCACGAACGTGTATCAGCAGAGCGCCTGGGTGTATCGGGCGGTGAATATTTTAGCGGAACAAGTGGCAAACATGCCGTTCCGGTTTAGCGCAAAGGCGGAACCTGAGAAGTTAATCGAGACCGGACCTCTGGTCGCGTTCTACAACGAGCCGCATCCGGCGCTAAACCGGTTTCAATATTGGGAACTGCGGGTGATGTGGTTGCTGCTCCGGGGGGAGTGCTTCCGGGTTCCGGTTTTCGGTCGCGACAACCGGCTGGAGAAAGTGCTGATGCTGGACCCGGCGGACTTTGAGCACATCGTGCAGGAGGGGAAGCTGATCGGGTGGCGGTATCGGGGAGGGATGAAATCGCCTTTGAGCGCGCAGGTGTTCCTGCCGGAGGAAGTGTGGTTTGATCGGCTGCCGAACCCGTATGACACGTGGCGGGGGCTGGGGCCGCTCAGCGTGGCGCTGGGAGCGGCGGAAACGGACTACGCGGGGGGCCAGCTCATGCGGGGGCTCTTCGAGAACAACGGGGAGCCGGGGATGATCGTGCGGACAGAGGAGCAACTGGACCCGGAGCAGAGGGAACAACTGTTGCAGGCCTGCGCGGAGCGGCGACGGGGCGGCGGGCGGACGAATCGGCCATTGCTGTTGTGGGGCGGGGCGGAGGTGGTGACACCGACGCTCTCGGGCGTGGATGAGAAGTTTTTGAGTGCGCGGCGGGCGAGTGTTGCGGAGATCTGCGCGGCCTTTGGGGTGCCGGAGGAGATGGTGACCAGCACGGCGAATGCGAAGTACGACATCATGGCGGGGACCCGGCTGAACTTCATTGAAAACCGGGTTATTCCCCTGTGCCGGAGGTTGGAAGCGGAAGAGGCGCGGGTGGTGCGGCTGATGGATCCGAAGGCATGCGGGTGGTTTGACGTGGAAGGGCATCCGGTGATTACGCAGGCCCGGCGGGAACGGCTGGCGGCAGCGAGGGCAGGGTTTGAAATGGGCGTGCCGTTCAACGAACTGAATCGGACGTTGAGCCTGGGTTTTAGTCCGTTGCCGTGGGGGGACCAGGGGTATGTCCCGAAGAACATGGTGGCGGTGAGCAAAGCGAATGTCGGTTAAGCGGAGAAAGAGAACCTATGAAGAGTCGAGTGTTGAGCAATGGCGAGCAAGGCCTGGTGCGCATGGCACGGGTGGAAGCGAGAGTGCCGGAGGGGTCCGAAGTGGACGGGGCGGTGATTGAGTTCGTGGCCAGTGACGCTACATGCGACCGGTATGAGGAGATCATTGAGCCCACGGGGTGGGAACTGGACAACTACCGGAAGAACCCGGTCTTCCTGAACGCGCATCGGAACGGCGATGTGATGAGCGTGCTGGGACGAGCACTGATTACCGAGGTGCGGGACGGGTGCCTGGTGCAGCGAGTGGAGTTTGCGGTGAACGCGAACCCGGTGGCCAAGGTGGCGTATGACCTGTATCGGGGCGGATTCCTGCGGGCGGTGAGTGTGGGTTTCATTCCCAAGGTGTGGGAGAACGGGAAGGCAGAGAGCGGTTTCCGGCGGCGCTACATCCGGCAGGAACTGGTGGAGGTGTCGGCGGTGGGAGTGCCAGCGAACCCCAACGCCCTGGCCAAAAACTACGGGCTGACGCCGGAAGGGGCGGAGGCCTTGAAGGAACTAGCAGAGATTCTGCAGAGAAAGGCTGAAGGCTGAAGGCTGAAGTAAAAAAGGGAAATTTATTTGATCCCGGGGAGCTTGCGAGGAAGCGCGGAGTGTTAGGGGACGAAAACGTGGCCAATGAACTTTGGCCCGTCCGCTAGAGCTGCGGGTGAGTCGGAAGCACGGGAGAGAAAGAACAAACAAACAGAGAAAGGAAACAGTATGTTGGAAGCGAGTGTGGAGCAGGCTCCTGGGGAACAGGGGCTGCAGGAACTGGTGACGGAGATTCGGGGCGGGTGGACGGCGGTGAGCCGACTGCCGAACGAGTTCGAGGCGCTGCGGCGGCAAGTGGGGGAGGTGCGCCGAATGGTGGCGGGCACGAACCGCGGGGGTGGCAGGCGGGTGCCGGGGGAGCTGAGCGACGAACTGGCCAAAGCACTGGCCGCGCAGTTCATTGCGCTGACGGAGCGCAGCGGGAAGCTGGAAGCCCTGGCGGCGCTGCCGGCCCAGCGGGACGCGCTGATCGGGTTTGCGCGGGAACAGATGGGGTTCAGCACGCGGGCGGCGCTGAGCACCAGCGAGATTCCGCTGCCGAGCCAATATGGCTCGGAGATCAAGGGGCTGATTTCGGACTTCGGCGTGGTGCGGAAACGGATGGCGCCGTATCCGATCAGTGGCGGGACGGCCCGGCCGGCCCGGGTGGGCAGCCGTCCGCAGTTCGGGTCGATTGCCATGTCGGCATCGTTCACGGAGAAGAGCCCGACGATCACCTTCGCGTCGCTGGAATCGCACAAGGTCGGCGGGATCGTGCGGTTGCCGCGAGAGATCGATGAACAATCGATCGTGAACATGGGCAAATACCTGGCGTGGTATGGCGCGCTGGAATTTGCGCGGGCGGAGGATACCTGGGGGTTCCTGGCGGACGGGACGGCGACTTACGAGGGGGTGAAGGGTATCGTGCAGGTGGCGACCGACCAGGGCCGGTTGGCGCAGTTGGCGGCGACCAAGACCAAGCCGAGTGACGCAACGCTGGATGATTTTCGAGCGGTGCGGCGCCAGGTGAACAAGGCGGCGCTGAGCGGGCGGTTGTCGGCATACTACCTGGATAGCACCTGGGAGACGCGGTTGCCGAGTTTCCGCACGGCGGCAGAGCCGAACGTGTATCAGCGGCATCCGGACGGGAGTGCGACGCTGGACGGGTATCCGATCGTGTGGACGGACGTGCTGGAGCCCTACGGGACGGCGGCAGCCGCGGCCAAGCCGATTGCGGTGTTTGGGGCGCTGACGTTCTGGTGGATGGGCGAGCATGGACACCCGCGAATCGACACCTCGGAGCATGTCTGGTTCGCCAATGACCAGTTGGCGGTGAGGTTCATCGAAGAAATCGACTTCGATTACGCCGCCGTGGACGCCACGGCAGCACTGCTAACCGCAGCCGCCTAACGCGGAGGCCCGGGGGCGCCTCAAAGCGCCACCCGGGCCGTTCTCCTGTAACCTACAGAAACCAGTTAAACACCCGCGATATCAAGGCGGCAAATAAAAAGAGGCCATGCTGACACAATTGACGACGGTGAAACGGCGCATTGGGTTGATAGATACCGACACGAGCAATGACCCGGCGCTGACGCTGCTGATTGAAGCGGTGTCGATGCGATTTGCGCGGGAATGCCGGCGACGGTTCGCCCGGGAGGCCGGAGCGACCATGGAGTTTCCTGCGGACGCCAGGTTTGTGGTTCTGGAGGTGTATCCGCTGGAAGCGGTGACGAAGATTGAGACGAAGAGCAGCGAACGAGAGGGATGGATCGAGCAGACCGTAGATTATTTGCTGCGGCGGAATTCGGTGGTGGAATTTGTGGAGCGGGCCGGGGGCCGGAACGAGGTGGGGCGGATTACTTACACGGGGGGGTATGTTTTGCCGGGAACTGTGCCTGGAACCGGCCAGTTTGCGCTACCGAAGGACCTGGAGTGGGCGGCAACGGAGCAGTGCGCGCACTGGTGGCTGTGGAAGGACAAAGTAGGGCTATACCGGCATGCGATTGCGGGCGGGCTGGAATTGGAGTTGCGGCCGAATGCGCTTTTGCCGCAGGTGGTGGGGACGTTGAAGCGGTATGAGAGGTTTGGGGGGTAGGGGCAGAGTAGGACTATGGGACTACCGGCGGAGGGGGTCAAGTCCTGAAATGAATTTGGTACTTCGGGAACTCTGTTAGTGTTGTTCTGGTTTCCTTCCCCCCTCTCCCAGCGCGCAGTGG